CATTGCCTTCGCTACGACACTCCAAGGCGCGTTAAGTTGCTGCGGCCACGCATCCTTAAGCGCCTGGGAGCTTTTAAGATTTTCTTCCGGCGACTTTCCCGTATACAGTTCATTGTATTTACGCGAGTAAGAATAAATTGCACTTCCAATTACGCTCTTTGGAATGCTCGTAAACATATCGGAGATCTGCCCGGCAGTTCCTAGCGTCATTCCCTTTACGTATCCTTGAGGATCTTTCATAAACGACGGAGGTGCCGGCGGAGCACTCGCAAGGTCTTTCATCACCTGCGCGCGAGTGTCTGCTTGATTCGTCTGCGAAAACATTACAGAACCCGGGCTTACACTCTTATCTCGGTAGTACCTATTAGCTGCTGCATCCGTGTCAAAAGTTGGCGGCGGTACTTTAGGCGAGTCCCGCAGCACGCTACGGAAAGGCTGTGTTATACCCCGCAGATCAGAACCGACTTGCCCGGCTAGTGCGCGGCCTTGCTCAAGCACCCCGGCGAACATCGAGGGAGCTGCTGACATACCTGTAGCTTCACGCTCGTCAATAAAGTTACCAACTTTTGGAGGTGTTGCTTCTGCCGGAGTTGCCCCAGCTGGAGCCGTCGGCGTACTTGTAACAGAACGAAAAGCTTCAGCTTCAGTAATGAATGCCATATCAATCTCCTAATACATTAAGACCGGGTTTTTTAGTAGTAGGATCAACTTCCCATCGGGCTGTCCGGCCATCTGGCAACATATACGATTGGCCGAGTTTTCGACTGCCCGGATCTAACGGTAACTGCGGAGTGGCTTTTTCCTGTAAGGCGGCTGCCCGAGCGCGGGCTGCGTCTGTCGCTGCTTTCTTGGCAGCAAGCCCAGCCTCTGAATTTTGATCCCCAAACTTAATTAGGTTAGCAAGACGTTCAGCAGCAAGTTCGGCCTGTGCAGTCGCCGCTGCAACTCGCGCCTCCCGTTGTGCTTCTCCCGCATTAAAGTTAGCTTGCCGCGCATCAAGCTCCGCTTGCTGGCGCCTGTTGTCAGCTTGCTTATTTGCATCCATGCTAGCTTGCCCGATTGCGCGCAGCGTATTACGATCTGCGTCGTAACTACCCGTAAGTTCTGGCGGCAAGCGCTTTCGCAGATCCCGGTTCATCATGATCGCTGCGTACTGTTGAGGACTTTCCGCTGCCGCTGCAGCAATGCCTCCTATCTCCGTGCGCTGCTCGCGTGCTGTTTTATCTTGATCGGATAGTACTTGTTGATTTCTCCAAGCTCCTTGCGCTTCTTTTTCTTCTATCGTAGCAATATCTCCATAAAGCTGTGCAAGTAAAGTCGGAGGAGCACCCTTGCCCGCAGCATACGCAGTAAAATCTTTTAGCGGCTGTGCAACAGAAACTTTTTGTCCAGCACCTTCTAAGTTAGCTGCCGTTGCTATTTGACCTTGTGCAGCAGCTTTATCTATAACACCTTGCCGACGTTGCGTATCTGCAGTAAACCCTTCGCCAAGCCGCTGCATTACTTTTGCCGCTTCAACTTTTGCGTCTGCCTCGGCTGTCTGTGCTCCATAGTACCCTGTATGCGCCTGATTAAGAGCAATCTGAGAAGGCTGCAGTGCCAGGGTATTCATAACCTTCTGCGCTTCCAGCCCGACTAGTGCGTTCTGCCGACTCTGCTCGTCGGCGGCTATCATTCCCAGGGGGGCGCCGAATAATTCAGCCATTACCGATTCCCCATTCCGTTGGTGATTAACCACTGCTGCAACCAGGGCGGCATAGGTTGCGTGCCTCTAACTCCGTAACCAATAGAACCAAGACTCTGCGACGCCAGCGTATCAGCTGAGGCATTACCCGTCTGTGCAATTTGATAACCCGAGGCCGGACTAAACCCTACACCAGCCGGCTGGCTAAGCGCTTGTATCCGGTCGTTCTGGTACTTCAACGCCGCCTGTGCCGCTGCCTGCGCTGCGAAGCCGCCGGGTTGCTGAGACGAGGTGCGCGATGCGGCCAGCTGCGCAGCTTTAAACCCCGGGTCATTTGTAAAATCTCCTTGGATTACTCGCGTCAGCTCAGTCCCGGCACCTGCCGCTCCGCCTGAAGACGTCCAAGGGCTAGATCCTGCAATAGCTCGCTGAGCTTCTTGCCGCTGCTTCTCCGCCTGGCTCATCCCATAAATACCCGAGCCAATGCTCATGAGCGTGGGTAGCCATCCTTGTCCACCCGCTCCCATGCCGCCGGAGGCTCCGCCAGTAAAGGCTCCTGCACGACCACCCAGCGCAGTCCCTGGCCCCATCGTAGAATTGTAAAGACTTTGTAGCCAATCGCCAGCGCTGCTGGAAGAGTTCTGCGGTACGTATGAAGTTGGAGAGTACTCAGGAGCATCAAACTGGGGCGCGATCTCACCGCCGGGATAACTAGTTTGATTGTAAGAAGGGGACGTGGGCGAGTACGCTGGGGCATCAAATTCTGGGGGATATGCGTCTCTTGGAGCAATATCTACACTTGAAACATAAGATTGCGGCAAGAAAGAACTTGCACCCATATTCGACCCATAATAATCATAAGTATCAGCCATAAAATATCCTTTAACTATTAGTTGCTAATCGACGCAAAAGTAAACTTGCTTGAGCATCCCCATCGCCAGGAATGGTAAAGTTAGGATCTTGTCCCATTAAAGATTGTTGCGCAGACGCTTGTTGCATATTGCCAAGAGTTGCATTTCCAAACGGGCCATAGGATGCTTTTTCCGCCGCCGCATTGCCCATCAGACCGCTTGCAAGTTGCCCCGCTCCCATAGCTCCAGCTTTCCCTCCAAGCATTCCTCCAAGAGCCGTAGCTCCAGTTCCAATTGCTCGCTCGCCCAGGAATCCTAAAGGATCGCGGGATTGTGAAGCGTTGTATGCAGTAGTTGCAAGAAAACCACCCATCCCAGGAATTAACCCCAACAGTGCCTGCACCGGATCTTGATTTTTACTGTAATTAACCGCACTGTTAAACACATTGCCAATAACAGGAACAAATCCCATGAGTGTTTGAATTGCTCTTCCAGCCGGTGTATCAAAAAAACTTGGCGCTGGTTGCGTTCCTTCCAGGCCGACTGTCTGCGTAGTCGGGCTCATATTATACCCGCGACTGTTTGCGTTAGCTTGCAGTCCCTGGTATCCAGTTTGCTGTAACCCGTAACTACCTTTACCTAGATTAGCCATGCCTTCAAGAGCCTTGCCACTGAACCCGTAGTCAGGCGACAAGTTAGAATCTTGCCCGTAAGTTCCAAGGCTAGCCACTCCAAGGTTGGGTGCAAGGTCTTGACCTTTCAAACCCTCTTGGCTGCCTGTGCCTAGGTTAATCCCCATGCCTGCCAAGGTTGGCGCGCTGAGTCCTAGTTGGTTGCCGGCGGACAAGCCAAAGTCAAGGCCTGGATTTAACCCTTGCGCAGGGTTTCCTTCCGGAGCTGCGTTTTCTCCGTAAGCTCCAAAACCGCCAGCATCGTAACCACCATATTCCATAGTCAGTCCTAAGTTGCAGCGGTCTGCGCGGTAAGCAAACCGTTAGTAAAAGTCATACTGCCATTTGCGCCGAGTGCGGTTAGTTTAGCAGTTGTGATTGTAGCGGAAACCCCGGCAGTAGAAGTACCTGTACCGCCATTAGCAATGGGTAGGATACCTGTTACTTGAGTAGTTAAACTTACATTACTTAGCGTTCCCCCAAGTGTTAAATTGCCAGCAGTTGTTACTGTGCCCGTTAAAGTAATTCCGTTAACTGTACCTGTACCACCGACAGACGTTACTGTACCATTTCCCTTATTGTTAAACGTAGTCCAGTCTCCCGAACTCAACGCGCCACGATTAGCCGCCGAAGCTGTCGGGACGTTTAAAGTAATAACTACATTAGTAGTTGAATTTGCAACGGTCGAGCTTAGATTAGTCCCCGCTGTCCCGAGAGTCAAAGCTGCCACACTCGACACTGATCCCGCACCACCCTGCCCCAGGTTCTGCGACAAGTCCAGAAACCAACGAAGCCAGATAGGATTAAACGCAGCCTTGCCTGATACTTCATCAAGTATCACAGGCAAAGCCCAGGTTGGCGGCGGCTGAAATACGTTAGTTGCCATCAGAGTGTTCCAATGTCTAGCTGCAACTCAATCGCCTGCAACCGCAACCGCGTGTTAGACTGGTGCCGGATCTGCGTAGTCCGCCGCATGAAGGTACCGCAGTTTGCCAGGATTGGCTTGCGTACTCCCATATCGACAAGGCGGAAGCTAGACCACTTGCTTGCTTCATAGTCAGAGTCATTCACCCGTACTTGCAAAGTGCTTCCAGTCGTCTGATCTCCGATGAACTCCATCATAGTCATCTGTTTTCTTCGGCGCATTCCACCGTCAAAGTTAGGTGTAAACAAATCTACTGTGATGACTTCACCGTCGTCAGAAGTGTAATCAGAATCAAACAGGTATAACTTCCCATTCGTCTCATGTTGCAGTACACGACCAGTTCCCGAAAGAAATGTCGATGAAACAATCTTAAAATAGTTTCCATCTACATCTGTCCATTGTGCCCACATCTTATCAGTCATATCATACACTAACGTGATGTTATCGTTTTTCAGTGTGATGCCGTAAAATCTGTGTCCATCGTACTTAATGCCGAAAGAAGCTACGTTGCTAAAGTCTGCCTGGCCAAGTAACCGTTCAATCGGTTTTGTAGATACGATAGTTGGTTTAAGATTATCGACCAGGATTACCTGCGCGGCTGAAGAACGATTGGTAGCTACCCAAAGCAACGTACCGTCGATCTCCTGAACAGAATCTGCGCTGACGCAACCGTAGTTTATCTTTGCCCCCTGCACCGGGCCGAGGGGAGACGCGCTGGTATTCTGGGCGTCGTAGAAAACCTCGGTTGACCAGCCCTTAAGAGCCAGGACGTAGACAAGTTGCTTAGCCAGAAATACTCCAGCGTCAGGTTCAATCTGTGCGCCAATGAGGTTTAACAGGTCTGTCCACAAAGTTGGATCGTTTAAAGAATCGCATCCGTGAATATAAGACGTAGTGTCTAACACGTAAGTCGTACCATCTAGGTACGCAAATCCTTTAACAGCAACCGCTCCGGCAGTCGTATACGTGTTACCAGGAAAGTTAACCCCAGACATTTGCGTAAGGGTGGTGTCATCCCAGTTATAAGAAGCTACTGCATTGCCAAGCTGCAACCGCGGAGTACTGCCCAGGCTAGCAGAAAACTTATACACGCCTCCCGTTGCGTCAACTGTGCCGATGTTAGTCCCGTTTTTGTACAGCGTTGCGCCAAAGATTGAGTATATATCTCCATTCCAATTTGTCACGCCGTAGCCATTACCGACTTTTGTATCGCCTGTTTGCAACAACCCTGGACGCTTAAAAATCCAGTACTCATCAGTCTTATCATTCTTCTCTACGTAGCCATTGACAAGACGTGCGTCTTTAAAAGGTGTGTGATCCCGGTTAGACGCTTCAAGCACCAGCGGCAAACGCTTAGGAATCGCAACTGTTTCAGCTTGTGCCATTTAACGAAATTTCCCCATAGAGTACTGTCCACGAGAGTCTGGAGTAAACCGAGTTGGTGCGTCTTCAACGTCCCAGTCTTCCAGCATAGTTCGATAGCTGATTGCTCGCTGCTGACAACGATCCATGATTGCCTGGGGTTGGCCTGTCGCCAGTTCGTCCGCAAGTCCCCAACGCAGCGCAATTCGCCACTCGATTGGGAAGTTCATAGTCTCCGTTACGGAGATGAAATTGGTAACTTGCGTTTGCAGCAGTAAGTGTGCGGTGCCTGTTGCAGCTACTGCATCAGGGATTAGCCAAAAGAATACGCTTAACTCTTCCTGCTTTTTATTAACGAAGTAAGAGTTAATCTGGCCAGTTGTGTTAACCTGGCTCAGGCGAATGTAATCATTCCAGCTTAACGGAACCAGGGGCCGCCGAATGCCGTTGGAGTCCATGTAGTAAGCGTCAATCGCCCGAGGCGGCTTAGGCATAACTACGATCCCGGTAGGACTAAACGTATACGTCCCTAGCCCCGCAACCAAGGGAACTGTTGTATCTACGTTCAGCCAGAGCTTCAGCCCCTGCGTCTGCCACAGATTTATAATATCTGTAAGCTTCCGCATCCCGGTTACGATCTGCTCGGAGTTGGGGGACTGCCCTTCCTGCGTTAATCCCGCATCAAAGTACGCATCGCTGATAATAGCAATTGGAGTGTTAGGATTAGGCGCAGTCATGGCAGCTTACCCCCGACCTTGAATTACTTGGAAGTCAACCGTGCCGCTTGTCCAAGAAGAGACATTAATTCGCACTGCAGTTACTACGTGATCCAGCCCGTAAGATCCGTCAACAGTATTTCCTGTCGGCGACGTTAGTGGCAAGACTCGTAAAGTCTGCATCCAGCCCACTCCGTTACCGGCACTAAGTCCTGAATTTGCAATTGCAACTGTTACGTTATTAGCATCAACAACAGTGGCTACGTTAAACTCAGCGTCTAGGTTAGCCCCGCCGTTACCCCAAAGTTTAACCCAGTCACCTACACTCAATCCATGCGCAGTTTTAGTAATTGTCAGCACAGTCGTAGTACGCGACAGTGTAAATTGTTGCGTAAGATTCATTGGGTCTTGCGCATTGTCAAGACTGTACTCAATGGAATAAGTAAGCACGGCGCCGCTTGAAAGCATTGCACTTACGTTACAGTTAAAACTAGTCTGTAACCGATTGATTGGAATCCAGGGAGCGTAACCGGCCGCTGAAAGTCGCTGTGTAATGGGATACATAAATTCTCCTAACGGGGGTGATTAGCCCCCGAGTAAAGTTAAACAGCGGCGGGATTGATCAAAGCAGACTTGTCGACAGCGCCAGTGATCGGACTGTAGTTGTTGGTAAAACCAAACGAACCACCAGTGCCGGTTGGAATCCAAATACCTGCGGTTGCGTC